CTGAAGAGTCTGAGCCCTTGCGCGAGATCCTTCGGCAGTATGAAGAGAACCGGCTGGGGTTCCTGCTGGGTCACGGTCCCCAGATGGATTTCATCAACAACGATAAAGTTGATATGGGAATCATCTATGCCGGTAATCAGTACGGCAAGAGCATGGCCCTTATATGCTGGCTTGCAAGGCGTATGATGCCGATTCACGATTACTGGCACAGTTGCCGGGAGCATGGCTTAAAGCCGAAGGACTGGACCGGACCACGCAAAGGCGCAATCGCCAGTTACATTATGACCCAGCAGGTACAGCGCATGATTTGGCCTGTCATCTCCGAAGTATGGCCGATGGACGAGCTCAGAGAGTACTCAGCGCATTGGCACCCCAAAGACAAGCGCATGAAGCGCAAGCATCCTTCATGGAATAGCGCACCGGATTTGCCACTCGCTTGCGGTTCTAGGCTCGACTTCTTTGCCTATAAGCAGGATCAACAGGCGTTTGAGTCCAATCCCTACGATGTGTGGGCATTCGATGAGCAGGTACCGGAAGACCAATTCGACGGCGCCTACGCTCGTGGCACAACGATTGACGATTTTCAGTGCGCTACCGCAATGACACCACATTACGTTCAAGGCCGGCCAGACACTGGGGCACACTGCTGGGTCACACGTATGACAGGCGGGCTACTGGATAAGGGTATAACGTGGGAGAAGTACCATATCTCACTTGACGACGTACCTGTAGCATTGATCTCTGAGACTAAGCGCCAGAAACTCTATGAGAAGTACATACTGAAGCCACAAGAGGTCGGAAACCAGAAGAAGATACGTGAGGGTAGGTCAAGGTATTACGGGCTCCCTGAGTCCTCTGAGGGGCTTGTATACGATAACTGGGATAGATCTCTGCAATGGATAGACCCATTTGAGATACCGACGGGCTGGACAAGGTTCCGTGGTGTTGATCCGGGACGTAAGGATGTGTTTGGGTGTATATGCGCTGCTGTGGCGCCTTGGGGTGATATTGTGTTCTATCGGGAATACTACAATGCAGGTGGTGGGATGGAAGATAATGCCGTGGCACTGATAGAAGCGTGCGGCAACAAGCGTGCAGAGATAGACGAAGACCGTGACGAATACGGCAATATCCGTAAGATATTCGAGGAAATACAGCAGGCAGAGCAATATGCTTTCACCGTAATGGATCCACGTACGTTCAACTCTCCAGGTCCACAGACTGTCATAACCCAAGGTCAGATGTTTGCTGCGTATGGGCTTATGGCTATCCCAGGCAGCGGGATGCACAACCGTAATGCTGTCCCTATCGTGAAGGAATGGTTTGAGCCCATACCTGATAGGCCGCATATCCTCGAGCGCATGAAGAAGATCAAGGCAGGCACGATCATGGATGTGAATGGCAATCCCATCACAGGAGCCCCACGGCTGTATATATTCAATACGTTGTACCGGTTCCGGACAGAGATTGAATCATACTGCAAGAAGCCAGGCCGTGATGAACCAGAAGACGGCAACGATCATTTGATGACAGCCATGAAATATTTGATGTTACAGAACCCACGGTACGATGGTGAGGCTTCGGGAAGCCAACTCGCACTTGGAGCAGGAGCGGAGTCCGGGAACGAATATACGGGATATATTCGCAATGGAAGAGTAATATAATATGTCTCATTTAAGCTATTGACACACTTATGAGACACATGATACATTCGGGGGTAATGAAATGAATAGTAAACATTCTGCATGGGTAGGCACAAAATGTAATGTGCATATAAAGAGGCTTGATGGTCATTGGCTTTATTGCCGAAGGTGCGAAACGCCTGAACCAGAAGGACTTATACTACCTGAATGGACTCGTGACTATTCTCTTTGGTTCGAAGTTTTGGCTATCGGTACAGAGGTTGGCCGCGAAAGACGCTGGCCTTTTAAATTGCTCAAAGAGCGTAAAGTTTCAAGATGCATGTGCGATTGCTACAGGGTTGACGATATAATTTTATTGCCAGACGACCATCCTTGGGGCATCAAACTATCTCCTTACGCTGAAGATGAGCGGTTTATTGATGAAGCTGTACCTGAATGCGTTGTAGCTTTAGGAGAACGAGATGGCGGCACCAGTTGATCTTCCTGAGAAACCCGAAAAGGCAGCACCCCCCGAAAAAGATATAGACCCTTCTCTCAAAGTAGCCAACTGGGCTGATAACGAAGAGACCGTCAAGAAGGTACTGGAGCGTGCCAAGACCTACTTTACGAAGTTTGATTCACAGTCGAACCGTGACAAGATGGAAGAAGACCTGAAACATTCGGATCAGATGTTCCGGATGGCAAAAGGCCAGACTAAGCAGGACGAGAACAAGACACGCGATGCTATTGATACCGTTCCTGATGCATTCTTCAGAGCTCTCAGAGCTGTCACGGCGAATGATAATGAGACACTTTATGCTCAAGACGAGATAGGAGCTTCCTATAAGCCTCTTGATACGATAGATGGCGACAGCCGGGACGATGCTATGTACCGGGCCAATCTTCAGAAGGTCTTGCTTGAGTACTCATTCGAGATAGATAACCGTAAAGCAGCGCTCCAAGACTTCCAGTGGTATGTCAACAAGAACTGTAACGGCATGGTCGGTATGGAATGGCTCTATGATGAGAAGATAGACCGTTACCGCAAGCCTATTTATGACAAAGAAGGCAAGCCGAATGGCAGTAAATGGGTTACAGAGAAGGTAATCAGGCAGCATCCTCACTTTACCACCTACGGAATAGACAATGTTTGGCTGGATGCAATGATAAAGGATATCCAGAAACAGCAATGTATTTTGATGCGGTCCTACCCGGTCCTGACAGATCTGCTTTCGAAGCAGAAGTCTGGCGCCTACAAGAATATCAGCAAGCTTACCAACGATCAGCTATTTAAGACCGAACAGCCATCCAACGTACAGCAGGACGTACATGATAATGCTGATACAGGCGGTAGCTCTGATGTGCCTACTGGTGAGTTTGACCAGTGGGATGTAGTGATGTTTGCTCCTATTGACACAGATGGCAAGTGGGATGACACTATTTTCCCAAGGCGTATCATGGCTACGTTCGAAGGCCATATCTCCCAGAGCAACCCCGTATGCGTCAAGCTCAACCCCAACGCCTATGATCCTGATGATAATGGCGAAATCCCCTATTTCTGGCAGTCTTCGCATTGGGATGAGGAAAACAAGGGCGCATACAGCCTTGGATTCGTTCATCTGTTGTGGCCGGCCTATCAAGAATACAAGACCACACTGGATCAGTGGTTTGATAACAAGAATCTGCAGCTGAACGCCAACTGGATAACCGAGCGCGGAGCTATCCATACATCTGATAAGACATTCGGGCCAAGACGCCTGATGGAAATGCAGATGGGCATGATTGATAAGCTCAAGCGTATCGAAGTCCCCTCTGTTACTGGCGATATGCAGGCGTTCATAGCCTATATAGAAGCACGTATTAAGGAGACAGCCGGCACCACAGACCCGTTCCTTGGTCAGCCTATGGGCTCACGAACCAGCGCCTCAGAAGCTCGACAGGCATTTGAACAGTCTATGAAGCCATCCAATGACCGTCTACGCATGATGTCCCGCCTACTCGAGTGGATAGCACTTTGGGATATGCGGATGTGGCGTATGTTTGCAGATCCGAAGCTTACATTCTCGTTGGTCAACCAGGGCAGCTTGGAAGAGATCAAGCCAGCTGAGATATGGGGACCGCTACGGGTCAAGGTCACAGCTATTGACGATTACAAGACAAACGTAATGGTGCAGCGTGAGCAGGATGCATTCATACGCGATACCTTCCCGGCAGTCAAAGACACTATGGGCAAGCGTAACGCCAACAACCTTCTGCGCTGGATCTACCGTGCAAGGGACTTCCCTGTTGACGAGATATTTGAGACAGAGAAAGAGGGCGATGCAGCTCATATTGCTACTTCAGAGAATCGGGCATTCCAGAACGGTATATGGGATCAGCCTAAACCTGATCAGAACCACGAAGTACACATGGCAATCCACGGCAATGCTCGTAACCTTTTCAAGATGATGCCTGATGGCGATATAGCAGAAGATGCTATGAACCTGATTAACGCACATATTGAGATTCATAAGCAGATGCAGGAAGCAGAGTTCGCCTCAGCCACACAGGCAGGCGCACCACAGCTTCCTGGAGGGGTAGGAACAGGACAAGAAGGGGCGGCACCGCCCCGTACAATAGGTGAGGGCGATGGCGATATAATAGCAGGGGAAGCGGGATCAATCCAATGAGCAAACTAGATGAAGTGGTATACGCTCCGAACATCTGTGGCACAGTCACAGAGATGACGAAGCGCGAGTTACTGGAACTGAAGGCTATAACTACAAAGCCGGGGTTCAAGATACTGGGAAGAATATTGAAGCAAGGCCAGGCTGATTTGGTACGGCTTGGGATGGCGACAGATATTTGCGTTGAGATGCGGAACCAGTACGTAGGTGCTTACTGGCAGTCTATTGGCCTTCAGGAAGACCTTGAAAGCGACATTGACGACGCAATAGAACGTATCGACAAGGATGCCGAAACAGAAGTACCAGCATAGGAGTTCAATATGGCTAAGAAAAAACGTAGTAAGGTAGAGAAGATTGTTAGGGCTGCGGTAATCGGACCGGGCGTTCCTCTTGCAAAGAGAGTTATTCCAAAAACAGCTAGTATAGCTAAGAAGACATTTGGTTCTTTGCTTTTGGCTAGTCCTCAAAAAGTACATGCAGAAATGAAGCGGCGTCATCCTGGCCCTGCTAAAAAATCTTTGCTTTTAGAGAGTGGCCCCAAAGTTGTGAAAGAAATGAAAAGGCGCCGCAAGCGTTGAATGCCTTGACATGTCTCATTAACTAATGAGACACTTGAGACACATGAGACACATGGAGAGACAAATGACCGGGCTAGAACTTTTAGAACAAGATGCAAAAGACATTGGCTTGATTAAGAGCAAGACTGAACATGCCTTCTGGGGAACACCAGATACGCAGCCAGAGCTTGAGCTTAAAGGCTATAAGGCAGTATTGAAGAACCGAAAGCCCATAGATTGTGGCGAGAACCGGTTGTTCAAGATCAAGCGATCAAAGATGCCAGTCAGCTAATTTACGTAGGTTAGAGCGATACCCTGTCATGGTGTCAGGCCCGCAATAGCCAGCATAGAGTTAGATGAGGGGAAAACAATGGCGACTAAGGTAAAGAGAGTAACAGGAAAATCCGTAAAGCCAAGGACGGCAATAACAATTAGAAAATTGAACCAATCTTTGGCTAGACTAAACCGCGAGATAGAATTGACGAAACAGGCTGTAAAGAAGTCCAAGCTGCAATCAGCCAAGAGGCCCAAATAGCCAGAATAGAACAAGATGTAGAATTTACGTTGATTAGAGCGATACCCTGGCATGGTGTCAGGCCCGTAAAGATCATAAGCAGGAGGCCAGCAATGGCAATAGACCCCATCACCGGAGTAGAGATACCAGACGGCAACACGCCGCCTGCCCTTGATACCGAAGGCAAAGGTACACCCCCCGCCGGTGGCGATACGGGTGACAAATTCAAGTTCGCAGGACGCGAATTTGATGACTCGAGCATGGCAGAAAAGTCATACACGGAAATGCAGAGTCGTGCGACTAAAGCTGAACAGGAAAATGCAGCGATGCTGAAACGGATCGAGCAGGCAGAGAATCCTCTGCTTCAGAAGCTCGTAGAAGCAACGGCAGCGAAGACAGCAACTCCCGAACAGACAGAAGCAGAGAAGCAGCAGGCCCGTGATAATGTACTGAGAGACTTGGACGAAAGAGGCAACGAAGCTGTTATCGACCTTATGGCCGGTATGGCAAACGATGTCGAAGCGAACATAGACTCGAAGTACAGGGCTGAGTTGGAGAAACGGGATGCGGAGATAGCCGAACTGAAAGGCGGCTTCACTGACTACCGGGATACCAACAGCGAGATATACAAGGAAAATAAGGATCGTATTGATAAACTTCAAGCGGAAGGTTTCACTAGGGCACAGGCTTTGACAGCAGTTAAGGTCTTACCTAGTACAGCGCCGGCAATGCCAGCACCAGCTGGTACGGGCGGTAGCGGTACAGGAGGTCACGGTACAGAAGGTGGCAGTGGGTGGAGCAATGAAGATATGGCGAAGTTCAGGCAGATGGTGCCTAATGCAACGCCAGCAGAAATTGAAGATTTCAAAAGATCCGGAAGGAAGGCAAGTTAAATGGCATTTCCAAAAACACCTTGTGAGTTTTGTGGCGAAGAAGTGACCACACACGTAGCAGGCAGAAAGGCACACCAAGTGGCGTGCCAAATGAAGAACGCGAATACTACATCTGGCGATGCTCCAACCATAACGCCGATGGCAACTACGCCACCGACAACCGTTGAAGCACCTAAGAAGGATGCAATGAAGTTTGAGAAAGTCTCAGACAATCCGCAGATTCAGGCTGATTACGAACGGGCTATGAAAGCCAAGGTTTCACGCAGAGCCGCAGCCCCTGATATTATAGCAAACCCTGTGCCGCAAACGGATGCGCTCACGGAAATAGAGAATCACCTGATAAAAGAAGGTATTATTCCTCCAAACGTACATCGTTTTTGGGGTGATAAGATAAAACACAGCCAGTATATTGGCAGTGGTTATGTTCCTGCTATTGAAGGCGGGGAATTAACAGACCACGGCGATGTTCGGTTGTACTTCATTGATGAGGTAATTCACTATGCGGAAGAGAAACGTGCTGGACTTGAATCACGTATGCGAATTGAAGATCTCAAGAAGGAGTCTGACGACACCTTGGCTAAGGACGGAGAATCGTTGAGTGAAGACAGTATGAAGATCAAACGCAGTGATGCGAAGATGGCCGCAACAGTCGCAAGAGAGCGACATGAAGCGGAAATGCTGGCACAGATGTAATTGAACATCTGATGCAAAGGAGAGTCTAAAATGACTCAGCAGACATTAGTCAACCCGAGGCGTAGATATAACGCAGCTGGTCCGGACGTTATGGCAACACGCCGCGTTCAGATCGACGGCGCAGCTACGTTCCAGGCTGGCCAGTTTCTTAGGCATGACAGTGATGGATTGGTTTATACAGAGGCAAGTAACTCTGTTGACTTCCAGTACTTCGCGCTTGAGAACGTGGCAACAGCTATTGGGAACGACACTACCCGGAAGATCGTAGGCGTTATTAACGCTAACGATATCTTCGAAATTAACGCATTCAGCGCTTCAGTCGCCACCGCAGTTTTTGCGGAGACCGATATTGGTAAGCGTTATGCACTCTATGTTGCGAGCAATATTTGCTCGTGCGACGTTGATGACCCTGACAACGACTGCTTCATCGTGGTCGAACCCTCTTGGGTTGAGTCGCCGTACATCGACGATTCGGCTGACACGTATGCCCGTGGCTACGTGAAGGTACTGGATTCAGTTATTAACGTACAGTCAAGCTAAAGGAGCTGAACAATGGCAGCAACACAGCTATTCATGGGCCAGACGGGCCTCATTCAGCATCCTCAGTATCCTAATCTGTATGATAAGACACAGGATACGTACAACAGGCGTGCTGATAACGTACCAATTCAGGGAGCTCAGTTCTTCCAGGAAGAGACAGCCGAGACGCTGGAACATAAGATTGCTACCTATGGTAGTGTTCTTAAGTCCCTTCGCCGGGTTGATGATTCCGACAGACTCCCCTTCGAGCAGCCGGCAGACGGTTATTCGAAGACACTCGACATACGTACATTCCGTATGGGAACCCGCTTCACTCAGACGATTGAGAAGATTGATCGTTCTGGGCAGATTCGCCGCATGGCGATGCAGGGGCTCCCGGACAGTCTGGCACGTACGCTGGAATACGCATACGCAGATGTATTCAACAACGGAACGACCACGGCAGGAGCTGATGGCTCTTTCCTGTTCGCTAACGATCACTACCATGAAGACCCGAGTGCGGGAACATGGAGTAATGTTGAAACTGCAGCGGCACTTACGTCAACGACCTACAACACCATGCGGGTCAACATGCGTAAGCGCAAAAACGAGAAGGGCATGATTGCCCCTATCACTCTCAAGAAACTGATCGTGTCTCCGGACAACGAGCAGAAGGCTCTTGAGATCCGTGGTTCATCCCAGACGCCTGAGACATCGACGAATGCCAAGAACGTATGGGAAAACCGCTTCGATGTAATCGTTTACGATTACCTGACGAGCACGACTGGCTGGTATGGCTGGGGCGATCTAATGGAAGACATGTGGGGTCTGCACGTTGCATTCCTTACCCGTCCCCAGGTTGTATCCCTTGGTTATCCGAGTCCTGAGTACAAGCGTATCGTCGCAGGCTGGGAAGCCTACGTGCAGTTCGCAGTAGCAGGATCACAGGCCAAGAACGTTCACAGAAACAGCGGAGCTTAATCCACAAGAACACATCGTTGAGGGAGGGGTTGGAAACAGCCCTTCCCTTAACTTAAAAGAAGGAAGAAACAAATGGCGAAGGCTGAAAATAAAGCTACCAGCGAGCCGGCAGAGCCGAAAGCTGAGAAGAAACAGAATAGCGGGCTAGAGAAGCGCGTTACTCGCCTTGAAGCAGTAGTACGTATATTGGAGAAGCAGATGGGTATTGACCTGAATCGTGATGGCGCAATAGGTGGGTTCGTTCGTAACGGCCTGGCAATCGCAGTCGGACTGATGGTAATGGTCACGTTCGTTTCGAGTCTCTGTTACGGCGTACTGGCTAAAAAGGGTGCAGGCGAAAACCCTGATCGTATCTACGTTGAAACAATGGCAGTAGAGTACAACGGCGATATCATTACCGAAGGCAGCATCACATCTGCTGGCATGTCGGTTAATGCACAGGCTAGTGTTGCGGTGATCGAAGGATCAACGAATACGATTGCAGCTGGTCTTAATGTGTTTACATCGAGTGGTTCTGCTACTGCGATAACAAACACGATTGTACTTGCGCGTCCTACCGGTACTGGTGTAACGGTTGCGTATATACAGAACAGCATTGATGCTACGAACCTGTTGGCTATTGCAGCCTCTGGCTCGTGGAATTCTTCGGCAGTCGAACTAGACGCTGGTGAACAGGCTATCCTGTATTCCAACCCGAACGGTGACGGCCCTACCACGAATGCGTGGCTTGGCGCGGAACTCTAATTTAGGGATGTGGGGGTCTTCGGACCCCCCTGCCCTTTAAGGAGCAAACGATGCGTAATCTACTTCTCACATTCGTAGTGTGTCTAGTTGCTGGTCTGGTCTACGCTGGAGCTGACGGTATTCCGTTAGTCATTGAAGTATCAGAAGACACAACGAACACTACCTACACCACTGAGCCTATTGACGGTTACATCGTAGGGCTCACATTCAGTGCTGACGAAGCAGTTGTCACTGGTAATGTATCTCTCGTATGTCTCACGAACGTCAACTGTGATACGGAACAGACGATCTATTCGAACGGTGCATTTGTTTCATCGGCTCCTATCTATCCTCGCGTACCTGTTCACGATACTTCGGGTGTACAGCTTGGTTCGGCCACAAACGGCTTTGAGCCTATGTTGCTTGTCCGGACTCGTGTTGAGCTTCGTGGTCACAGTGCTACTGATTCGAATAAGACTGTCAAAGCGTTCCTGCAACTTTGGGACGACTAGGGGGCTGCGATGGCACTCAACCTTGGTAAGATTTGGGCAACCAAACTGTATGAATACAACATGCAGGCCAGCTCTGATCGTTTTAAGCATGACTTCATCCGGGCAACGAATAATGCGTTAAACATCTATTCGATTGATACGAACCTCTCTGCAGCTATTGCACATGTAACAGCGACTGACGATACTGTTGCGATAGACGCCGATCATGGCTTTGTGCTTGAAGCAGGTATCGACAGATACTTGACTCAGTACGGGCACAAGACAGGCGATCAGGACTTGGACACGGTAAAGGCTGAATTCGCCAGTGCGCTCAGACGCGCCTTGCTGGATAGAGACCAGAAAGCGGCGGCGGCAGCTACAGATTCCGAAGTCATAGCATCATTCGACGAAGACTAACAGGAGGCGGTTATGGCTGGATCCGATATGCGCTGGTTGCCAATCGCCTCTGTCTTCCCTGCTGGGTTGGACACTGAAACGGCTGTGCAGCAACTACAAGATGGCTTTACTCCTGATGGGTACGGCTTCGATATAGAGTACCCTGGCCGACTGGTAGCCAATACGGCACAGCTCGGTACAGGCGATGCTTACACGGCCAAACAGAACACGATATCAGGCGATGACTGGACTTGGTTCTTTCGTAGGAACTGGCGCATTGATGGCACAACCCTACTGTACGGGTCTCCTGAATATGATGATGTCATCTTTCCTCAAGACCTTGACGGTATAGCTTTCGATGAGACAGCCGATAGCCTATTAGCATTCTTCCCTGCTGGGACTACTGATATGTATGTAGCCAGCGCCGGTGGTGGATACTGGATTCCTAATGCTTTATCATTTGATGGCGACTACCGCCATATCAAGGTAGAAGAACAGATGTTCGCTACAGCGGCGAATCGGGCTACGCCTTTGGACCAAGTAGCCTACACATCCAATACCAACGGATTGTACTCATGGGCTGGTGGAGCGGTCACAGAGGTTTCAGTGAACGTCCGTACAGCACTCAGTACGTTCGCAAACAAGGTATTACGTATAGGTAGGGATAAGCGCAGGGTCATAGGTTCTAACCCCAGCACGGATGTCGTGAACTTCGTATACGCACTCCAGAAGAAGAAGCTGTTTAAGTACCTTGAAGACAATACAGCTTTCCGCTATACAACTCGGACTCTGACTGATTCTAACCAGCGTCCGTTCCCTGTACGCCAGGTAGCATTCGAATTCGACAATACGACTGCTGCACGAGGCGAGATAGTATTTGATGTGAAGTTGGATACCGGAGACTTCGGTAACGAGCACACAGCAGTTATAGACAATTTCGAAGAAAACTATAACCGTATTACGATTGATCTCGAGACCACACCACAGAGCCACGAGTTCGCTTTGCGGATAACTGATTTGAGTTCACACATCCATGTCAGGAAGATATGGGTGCTCACAAATATGACCACAGACGAAGACAGCCCCAGTCAGTAGGTAACTTATGGCAAGCAAACTTAGAACCACGATACCGGAGAGCGAAGCCAGATTCGTTCGGTCTGATGCTGACGAGGCTGTTACACATGCCACTTCTGATGCCAACTCCCGCACAATGTGGCGTGAATGGACTCAGATCAAAGCATCTGTCGCTAAGTCTCTGAGCAATACCTTGATGGGGGTCGCACAGATTACGGGCCCTACAGTAGACGGTGAGACCTATACAGGCGTTTACTCGAACGCTGATGTGATCGTTATAGAGAACAACCGCAGATGGGTGACTATTCGCCAGAAGCTGATAAGGCTGACTACGGTTGCAGGCGCCACAAGTGTTATCGCGGCGGCTACACTTCCCCAGCCAGTTAACAGTCAGCGCGTAGAAGTCTACAGGTCATTTCAGTATAACCCTGGTTCTGGAGATACTGTTGTTCAGGAGTACCGATACCTTGACCGGAGCTCACGAGGCGTATGCGAAATAAGCATTGCAGATGCTGACTTGGAGCTTTCTGGCTACACGATAGAAGCTAGGCGATGGGGTACAGAACCTCGTGGAGACCGTACCTGCACCTTCTATGTGTTCCAGCGCAAGGTCACTTGGACGAATGTGAATTCAGAGACCAGCCTGCCTGTATCTGTTAGAACTATGGGCGAGGATTCCTATTTTGCTGGTGTGAACTTCCATGACTATATGAGGGTAGATCACCAGACAGCATTCGGCGTACCTATCGACAGTGCTCAAGGTATGCTGAATGCATGGCGTAGTGCAGAGGATCGTGACGGTACTGGTATCGCTACCAAGAATGTAACGGTGCTGCAGCGGGCCGATGGCGAAGTATTCATGTCACGCGATATCGAAGTGGTCAATACGAATACCAGCCTATCTGCTGCTTTCGTTGTAGAACGAGATATGGATATATCTTCCGGACTTCCGAAACGTGCTGTTGTCGTGATTCCGAATCTTACTAAGGAGACTTCTGACGCATTATTGACGACGTTGAGTAACAAGGCCATCCTCGACATAGACAATACAGCTTATAGGAATAGCGGTGTCAGACGCAAGATACATGATTCTGGGTTGTCTGATCTATTTATCATAGGCAAGATGGCGGGTACTGGTTCGACGGTAGGCAATAACAGTGCTGTTGGTGACATCTACAATTTCAAGCAGGAGATACGGACCTCAGATGAAGGCGTTGTATGGCGTGTTATATTCGGCAGGCGTGTAACCACGAGCGAACAGTCAGCAGTCAACTGGGCAAACGATTCTTCTGATCGCCCTTTGCTGAATAACTTGAAGGCTCATAAGGGCGGTAGGATTGACTATCTTTCCAATCTTGGCTTGTGGGTAGCGATGCGTGAGACATGGTTGACAATTACATCAAATGACGCTACGGATGGCTATCTCAATACTTACGCTGTAATTCTCCCAGACAACCCGGTGATACCTTAATGGATGAAGACTTTGACAAACCAGCTAATGACGCAATCAACAGTTTCCTTGCGTCCAAGGCTGATCCCAAGGAGCGTGAACAACTTTCTGAGATGTTCTTTGGAGAGAACGCCACTATGCCTGCTGGTATCCGTCAGGACTTCCAAGACTTCGTAGCTGGTGAGCAGGACTCAGCATGGAAGGAACAGCGTGCAGCAGCAGCCGAGCTGGACCCTTCGAATCTGCTGAACCGGTTGAAGATACTCGAGACCAAGCTGGATATCCGCGAAGTCGAAGACTCTATCAAAGAGGAAGAGGAACCGAAGGTAGATATCATAGAGGCTGGCCAGAACAATGACGAAGCTATCGCAGAGGCCATCCGTAGTATCACAGGCACAGGCTACAACCTTGGAGTACGGGACAAGTCAGGTGGCGGCTTTGAGATCTTCGGCAGATACAATGGCCCCTTCTACGCAGAGCCGAAGCACAATGCCAACCTAACAGGCAAAGAACGATATTCCAATATCCTTCGGGTCTACAACGGTGTTGTGTATGCTGGCAATAGCTCTTGGGAATGGCCTGGTGGTGATTTAGGGAGTGCTCCTGAGTATGTAGATTTCAAATTCGATCATTCAACACTCGCCAAAAGTCCTTCAGGGGCTGCCGGCAACTGGATAGTCTATATAGAAGTAGCTGTATTTCCTGCTGCAACAAAATGCGATTCACTTTGGGGTGTAGGTGCCAATGATGGTAGCAGATACATTCCTATCCTACGGGCGCACAAGAGTGCTCCTGCTGGAGCAGGGACATATCCGGATCAGAGCTACAGCATCAGCGACCACACACAGGCAGACGATCTGGGCTGGTGCGCTTTGGCTGGTGGTGTCAATCCATATACTCGTATCAATCCTCGCGGGATGGACCTGAAAGCTAGTGGCGAAAAGAAGGAAGACATACTCGTAGGCAAGTTCATACTTGGAACGCTTACAATCGGAGTCAATGACGGCAGTACCGCAACCCGTATAGAGAAGTGGGCTCCACGTTGGCACGCTTCTGATATCTACTGTCCTGTATGGCAGTGGAACCATTGCACGGATGCTGATGGTATTGAGGATTATCCTGATACTGATACGCTCGAGTGCATCTATGGTGCCAGTCTCTGTAGTCCTACATGCTTCACGCCTTGGGATTACTTCACCGATCATTACCACAAGTCGGGTGGAGTTGATAGTGGCTTCCCGTATGAGGATGATTGCGGTCTCGACGGGTCAGGTCCAGCCGATCATCAAGGTGGTGGATAATGACAGCATTTACAAAACTCGTAGAGAAGATCAGGCAGCTAGACCCAAAGGACGAAGCTACCCGATTGCTGATAGCATTTGCGGAACAGATGCTCTATACGAGAAGGAATCTCCGAAGACGTAAACGGTTCGAAGGCGAACCAAAATGTTGCGGTGGTGGAGATGCAGGCTGGATTAAACAACGATTAGAAGATAAACTTAGAAACTATTGCAAATGTCTAGGACATAAGGAGCTGGAAAATGGCTAAGGCTGGATTTGAATTGAAACCCCGAGGAATAGATGCGGCGGCAATACCTGCCATCCGTAATGCTGTAGAAAGCCCGGCAGCTAGATTGCTCCGTGAGCAGAACACAACGAGAGATCTGGCAAGCAAGCCTTCCCCTGCATCCATCTTGCGTAAGAGTAAGATAGTGGCCGGCGAACGTACAACTGGACTTGCTGAGACGCGGGCTTTGCGTAGAGAAGCTTCGAATGCCGGACTCCAGACTCCGGGGCAAAGGAATGTGGGTCGCCGCCAGCAAGATGCCGATAATGCTGTTCGGCTACAAGAGGTAAAAAATATAGGCACACGTGACGCTGGATTAGGAGTAGCAGAGGTAAATGAGCGCGTGGCAACCTTCCAAGCTACAGCAAAGACAGATGCAGCAAAAACAGCGGCTACTAATGCGCTTGCTCTTCAAAAACTTGTGAACACTGGCAACCTTGGTAAGCAAACAGCAGTGGACAAAGGCGAAATGGACCGATTGGTTCAGCAGGGCACCAATGATATCAATGCGCTTAAGGAAGAGGCGAAATTGGCAAGATCCGAAAAGGATGCAGACCGCGCTTTCAATGCTCTTGAACTGGCTTTAGACTATAGTGCTTCACTTGCAGAAAGTGTTACATTTGTACAAGATATTAAAAGCCCAGCTATTGAATCAATGGCCAAGAAAGGGCTTGCAGCTGCCCAAGCAGTACCCGGTTTCTCTGTTGCTCCTGAAGCGGAAACACCGGAAGCGGCTTTAACCGATGGAACTGTAACTACGGATGAAAGCGCAACGGCTTCTGGAGATTTAGCTGGTACGATCACTCCTGCCGAGACTGATGAGCTGGAAAAGATAGATGCTATTCTATCAAACCCTGAAAAGAAGAAAGGTTTGAGTCGGACAAAGCGCATAAGACTTGAGCGGAAAATGAAGATACTCGACGCAAAGGTGTAGGTGTTTAATATGGCTAGTTCAGTACAAGATATCTTAGATGAGTTCGAAGATCCTACGGAAGCGGCAACCCCTGTAGTTCCTGCTGGTCCCAACGATGTTTCAGATATCCTTGCTGAGTTTGATGAGCCAGCAATAACAGAAGAACCGAGTGTAGATGATATCCTCGCTGAAGTTGATGCGGTTTCTACTGGTACAGATGATGACGATATTTCGGATATTCTTGCGGAATTCGATGAGCCCAAAGACCCCTCTCCTATCACACAGGCGGTAGACGGCATGGCTAATCTAGGCGCCGATCCTGATAAGCGCAGTATCCTTCCGGAGCATGAGGATCCAGAACTTCAGAAGCTCTTTGACGAAGCAATAGAAGCTACTACAGTGCCGCCACCCCCGCCTCAAGTCACTCAGGAAGATAGGGACAAAGTAGAACAGTTAGGTGAAGGACTTTCAGAATCAGTTGCGGGTATAGCGGCCAGAGAAATACTCGATCCATTTGCAGGCTTCCTTCGTGGCACTCTACGCACGGTAGGGAGTCTCGGTAATATATCTGAGTGGCTTGTATCTCCGCGTAGTACAATAGGCTCATTCCCGTTGGCTCGTATCGCACAGCCTTCCCAAGAGAAGGCCGCACAAGCAAGCAAAGAGTTTAGCACATGGTTCAACGAGAAGGCAGAGGGCAAAGCAATAGCTAAACCTAAGAACCTTACTTGGAAGAGTAACCCAGTAGCCAATGCCTTATCGGTCACATCCGAAGCTCTGCCTCTATTTGGAACGGCAATGGCCGCGACAATAGCGACCAAGAGCCCCGTTCCCGCCGCTATCATATTTGGGCTTACCGAGGGAGCAGGGAGTTTCAGCAAGGCGAGAGAAGCCGGTAAGACAGTAGAAGAGTCTGATGTGATGGGGCTTTTGAATGGAGCGTGGAATGCTGCTACAGAGGCTCTACCATTTGGAAGAATGCTTGGTAGAGCTGGGCAGAAAGCCGTAAAGCGTATCGCGCAAGGCGCAGTTGAAGAGGGTACTCAGGAACTTATCCAGACCGTAGGAACTAATCTTATAGAGAAGTTTGGGTTTGATAAAGACCGTGCTGTTTTGACGATGGATGAATTCCTTAATGCTATCGTATCTGGTGGAATTTTAGGAGGAGCTGCCGGTGGGGTCATAGGTTCCCGTACAGCCGCCAAAGCGGTCCCAGAAGAAGCTGGCAATTTTGGGACAAAGGCTGATGCAGCGTTTGATAAGAATGATGTTGAATTGGCGGCGAACATAAAGAAGCAAAGAGAACCAGTATTGCAATTTCTGGCTCGACAGATAGTTGACCAAGAAGCAGATGTGAAACGTGTGCTGAAGAATGCCGGTGCTGAAGATGTGGTCAGGTCAAAGGTTCTTGCCCAGGGCGCAAGTGCGTGGGCAAATAGGGTTCATAAAGACGCATGGAAATCCGTTACAGATGTGTTGCCGAACGGGCAGATCAAGGTTCTGAGCAAATACATTGAGTTCACTCGTAACATAGAGGCTACAGGGATACAGGCTGACAAAGGTGTGAAACTCAAGAGTCGTCAAGGCACAACGCCAGAACAGAGCAAAGAATGGCTTGCTAAATTTGAAGCTGATACAGACCCCGTTATTAAGCAAGGCGTTAAGGACGCGGCAGAGGAATATTGGACTGTGTTACGAGGCCAGCTCACTGAGTTACGCGATGCAGGACTTATATCGAAAGAGACTCATGCTGAATTGAGTAAGAATCAGCCTTTCTATTCTCCCCGTCAATTTGTTGAGTTCATAGATCCAGAGGTGGGAACAGACACCAAGGGCGCTAGGCAGTTGGATAGCGGCATAGACTCTCTCAAAGAGGGCAGCGAAAGCGCAATGGTCAATGACCCTAACTTCCTACTGGCCCAAGTTATCGGTCGCACACAGTCTCGAGTATTCAAGAACCAGGCAAATTCTGAGTTGGCTGATTTTATCAGAGCCAATCCGGATTCAGAAGTTGGTCGTATTCATAGAATGACAGTTTCTGACCCCAACGATCCAACGGGCTTCAAAGAAGTTGGCAAATCCAAACTCAAAAACGATGAAGGTATTGTAACAGCATTCCAAGATGGCCGCGAAATTCAGTTGGCTATGCCGCGCAAATTGGCAGAACAGTGGAATGGGCTTACGCCGGCACTGGGCAGGGATGTAGCAAATCTCGCTCAGTGGATAACTGGAACAAAGCCTCTGAAGTTTATTGCTACTGGTGCCAATCCTGAATTTGCTTTGTCCAATCTACCTCGTGATATGGCTTTCGCATGGTTCAATTCAGGACAGTATTCAAAGTTTATTCCTCGTGCTTTTGTGCAGGAGCTATCTGATCTAGGCGCCGTAGCCAAGGATTCATTCATGCGTACAGGTGCATATAATGATTATCTTAAAGAAGGCGGCGGCATGGATTATCTTTCAACACAGGGCAAACTGCTGACGAAACCGTGGACCGCACGCGGACGTGGAACTACAGCATTGGCACAGTTGTCAGACGCCTTGGCATATTTGGGTGAGACTTCTGAAACTGCAATGCGTCTAGCAGTCCGGAACAGGGCTATAAAGAATGGATCTACCCCAAGGGAAGCTACTTTCATTGCTAGGAACATGCTTGATTTTGCACAGGGAGGTCGGACAGCTAAATTTGCGGACAACATACTACCTTACTTCAACGCAGCCATACAGGGTACAAGAGGTACCCTGCGCACAATGAAGACAGATCCTGGGGGGTCTGCGCTAAAGATAATTCAACTAATAGCTCTAGGTTATGCAAACGGACAAGGATTTAGAGCTGTCGATGAAGAAGGCTATGACGCTGTTTCCGATAGGGAGAAAGCAACTAAATGGATAATTCCGTTAGGGTTTTCGAAGACAGACAAGGAAGGCAACAAGCGACATGCATATATAGCGATAGCTAAAGATCAAGGGCAGCAAGTGTTTAGTGCTATTGGCCAGTCGTTGTCAGATGCAATGGCGGGTAGACCTTGGAGCGGGCAGCTTTTGGATGCTACATTCCAGTTGCTACCAGTAGAATCAGCAACGATTACTCCTCCTGTATGGAATGCATGCACAGCCTATCACGGCAATTATGATACGTGGACAAAAGAGAAGATATGGAGTGGATATTCTGATGTTTCAGCTAATAAGGAATTTACAGTAACATCACCTAAGATAGCGCAAGATATTTCAGAGATGGCGGCAAAGATGAAAGTGAAAATATCTCCGGATCGTCTTGCAAGAGCCACTTCTAAACTGATTCCGTGGTCTAATCCTATAGCCGCTGGGCTTGTTGACCTATATGAGCTTTGTAAGACTCCGGAAGGAAACGCTACGATGGTTGAGATGTCTAGGAAGATACCTGGCTTGCGCCGGTTCCTGCGGTTCAGCCAGCCTACAGATATCAGGGAAGAGTTAAAAGATGACGCAGACAAGTTTGGTATATCCATTGAAGGCAAGACAAAGCAAGAGATACTGACTGATATTAAGGTAGCAAGAATAGAGCAGTCGGACGATAGGCAGGATAACAATGTGTCTTCCGATACATACCTACGCAGCAGAGATGCTACTAAGTCTGGCTATCGGGCATGGCTTTCGGCTAATATAGAGGACGTTAAAGAACGTCAAAGGCTTTGGCGTAGGGGCAAGTCTCGCAAACCAGAATTGATTAACAGTAGTTATGGCCGGTCAAGGGCCAGAAATGCAAGAACTAGAGGAACACGTTAATGAGAAAACTCATTGGAATCATAGCCTTACTTGCTGTAGCGGCACTGAACTGCTACGGTTTTCCGACGAACACTGAGAGTGCTTCTGTAGACATTAACGGTATCACCGGCAACTGGGATTCCTTTAGGTGGAAGTGGATAGGCCAGAATGACCAGCGTGTAGAGCTCTCATTCTATGCAGACAACACAGGCGATACGGTTAGCGTTGCAGGTTACAACGTCAATGCACGGGTCAGCAAAGACAAGACCACGTATATCGACATACCATATACCTCTACTTCGGTATCGGGCGCCACAACCAATATCACTACGAACATCACCATAGCAGCCAATGCGATAAGCTTTTCCGTAGCGCGTACCAACATCCCGCCTGATTCCAACTATAAGATGGAAGTATGGGCTTACGATGGAGCGACTACTAATATCGCACGCACACTGGCCCAGGGCCAAATAGCGGTCAGCTACTCACTGTACGATGACACCAATGTATACCCTTTCCCGGTAACGCCTACGAACCTGGCTAACTACCTGACTGTCGGGGCTGCGTTCGCTACGTACCTGCCGAGAGCAGAAGGCTATACGAACTTCACGATGGTTGAATCAACCAGTAACTACGTGGACTTCACTTCACCTACGCTTATCATAGGGCTCAATACCAACTCACAGGACGGCGACATCACTTCTGTAACTGTGGATGGTGGCTTCCTAAGCGGTGGAACGAACACAGGTGACGCTGTAATCACGCTTACGACCAATGCTATAGATGCAGTCTTTGCTACGGATATAGAACTGTCTACTGCAACGAATGCTAACTACATATCGTTGACCAATTTCGCTACTGCTGCAGATATAGTGGCAACCAATTTGGCTGTATCTAATGCCAACGCCTACACGGACTTAGCTACGGGCTCAGTGGATCTAGCCAGTGTTATGGCAGTAGGAAACGAAGCGTCTACCAATCTCGACATGAGCGGATTCTTCATTGGAGATACGGAGGGGGAAGGTATCTACGTGAGCTCCAACAATGGAGCTGTTGCTATCAATACAAAAACGATCCCTACGCTACCTACCTTCGGGAACTCAGCATTGCTGACTGTGCAGGCAGATGGAGCCAGACACCCTTCAGTAATAATCAAGGATGGTACTACAACAAGCAAGACCAAGAGCCTTGCCTTCTGGGATACTGGCACGACGAATATTTGGAGCATAGAGCAGGAGGCCGGAGCCCCTTTCAGTCTTGAGTTCTGGTACTACCGGGGCGCCACTGCTACATGGGAACAGTTGCTTTCGTTCAATACCAATGGGAATGTGGAGGCATCCACGAACTTTGTTGTTGGCGGCGATACCACACTGGCCGACTTGACTGCACAGGATGCTACGTTCACAGGCAATATCACAATAACATCCAACATTCTGGCGAATGGTCATATCTATGGCGATGGCGATACTATCATTACGGGCATAGAAGATATATACGCCGACGATGGCATATTTAGCAACAGCCTGCAAGTAGGCGCTACCGACGTCGTGTTGGAGAGCAGAAAGATGCTAGAGGGAGCAGGCATTACCATAGGTGACCCTTGGCTCACAAATGATGTCACGTTCAGCCTTGACCTCCCATACACAGACGCCAGATACCTTAGGGCGGGCACTAACGTATTTAGGGAGTTAATAGTAGCTGACGATACTGAAACTGGTATTGATCTGGTACACAACGGAAGCTTCACGAATGGGATTGATGGCTGGGTAGCAACCAACTTTATTTGGAATGCCGCGCTGAGTAATATCACGGTGCTCAGTGGGAATGCAGGGTTCTTGGTTCCTAGTAATGCCATATCTATTACAACTGGCTACATGTATACAGTGAGCTACGAAGTTGATGTTAATGATTCATACGAGATCATCACGCTGCGACTGGGCGGGTACACAAATGTCTTTAGGCGCACGGCTGATACAGGCGATATCACCTACACTAACACGCTTACGGTCCCTGCCTTCAATCAGAGCGGATTTTCCCTCACGGCCACGGCTTTGTCTAACAACATCACACTGGACAACATCACTATTGAGCGGATAACCAAGGGCAACCTGTGGGCAGATGCTATCTATGCTGACAATATGTATGTGGTCCAGACTCCTGTAGATGCACTGGATGTAGCTAACAAGGCGTATGTAGATTCCGTAGCGGGCACTGGCGCTTTTGCTACCAATTATGCTGGAGCGAATGTTCAGATCGCATGGACGGGTAACGTATCATACATCTCCGCTGATGCGGAAACTGACCCGATATGGGGCGGGGTGTCTAATCTCTATGGCGGTATCAGTAACCGAACGCTTAGAACGGATGCGAATAAGATATCCGTCAATTGGAACCAGTACCAACTCAGAGACTCTGCTGATTTAGAGTCAGTTAATTGGTCAACTCGTTTCCTTAAAACAAAATATGGGCAGGAGTCTCTTGATTGGGATAGCCGCACTGTGACCAGCTCAAATGGGGCAAATGTTTTCAATTGGGAAAACAATACATTTGCGACAGTGCCTACGGTTGACGGTAATTCATTTCTGACAAATGCGCCTTCTGGCTCAGGCACCACGAATGCCAACGCCATAGCGGCAAACTTCACCCCGACAAACTACACTGCGGCGGCTGGCGATGTGTCCAGCCACTTGCAGGGAATCGATGGTGAGATAGCTGTGTTGGTTGGAGATGATATAGCAATCAGCAACACTGCTGAAGCGGCTCAGACATCGGCAGATGCGGCTAACACTACGAATGGCGCACAGGCTACAGCTATTGCGGAGAATCTCTCTACTAATGCGATACAAGATACAGCTATTACGGCGAACCTATCCACTAATGCATTGCAAGACATAAGCATTGACGCGAACTTATCTACTAATGCGATACAGGACACGGCTATTGCGGCCAACCTTGCAACTAACGGGACGCAAGACGTAACGATTGCAGATCATGCCGCTAGCCTTGCGGCGCATACTAACTTGATTGATGCGGTAGAGGCGGCGGCGCAAGCGGCCATCCTCACCAATGGGTTGCAGGATACATCTATAGCGGCGGCTATTTCCACTAACGCCCTACAGGATATATCCATTGCGGCCAATCTGGCTTCCAACAATGCACAACAGGTTGAGATAGATGGTTTGGGTGGCACGGCGGTTATAGTGATAGCTCGTAACAACGTCACGCAGTATGCGAATGGCGGCGAGTTCTACAAAGTAGTGATGGTAGAAGAGGTTGATACCGCTAGTGCGTTTGCAGATAGCACATTCACTGCGCCATCGACCGGATATTATTTAATCAATGCTCAAGTGAACGGGCGTGTTGGTGTTGGAGTGCAAAACACAATACGTATATGGCTGAATATAAATGGCGATCACAAAAATCCAGCAAATCAGGGTGCGGTTTTCGATGAAGGCATAGCCATAGCTTATTGCTCTATGAGCATCAATGCCGTTGTTTATCTTACTGCTGGAGATACAGTATATATCGATATGACCGCTGGTGGACCTGTCGGTATATGGGAGTTGCCTGTATGGACTAATGCGGGTGATACATCAATATATTCAACATTTACAATCAATAAACTATAAGAGGATATAACATAATGAAGTACATTATTTTCGTCATGGCGTTCATGGCATTCCCTGCATTGCTTATCGCAGACCAAATGAATATAGAGTTGTCAAATGCTCCATCCAGGACATCTGGTGGGGCTAATTACTCAGGGCTAATTCAGGCCGCTGTGCTGTCTGGTACGAACAACGTCATCCAGACGAACGCAACTGCTTCGGTTATCGTAAGTGGCCGTAACAACGACATCCAGTCCAGCACAACAGAGGAGACAAAGTACTCAGTGATAGTTGGTGGTAGAGGTCACAAGCTTCATTACGATGCTGACTACTCCATCATAGGTGGTGGCTGGGATAATGATATTAAGAACAACTCAAGGTTCGGTGGGATAGCCGCTGGTCTCCTGAACTCCATTGAGCATGATACGTCCTACAACTTCATAGGCGGCGGTACATCCAACAAGATAGACGATGCTTCAGAGTATAGCTCGATCCTTGGCGGCTGGAACAATACGATATACACCAACTGTGATGGCTCTACCATCCTTGGTGGAACTGATGCTGTTATCACAAACAACTGCGATGGCTCACTAGCCTTTGGTGATGGGGCACAAGTAACCAATACACATAGCGTAGTGCTGTCAGATGGGTCTGGTGATTATGGTTCCCACGGAACAAACACTTTCAACGCTCAGTTTGCTGGTGGATATCATTTGGCTGGCGGTGATGTATCCATCACTGGCACCAACGCGGCAGGCGTATCGCTGACGGCCACAGGTGCAGTAGATGCTGGGGACGTGATTAGCGGCGCGGCTGGCACCACAAACGCAATCACCAGCGGCGGACTTGTTGATATATCGAGCCTGTTAGGTGGTGGTGGTTTTGCTACCAATTATGCTGGAGCGAATGTTCAGATCGCATGGACGGGTAACGTATCATACATCTCCGCTGACGCGGAAACTGACCCGATATGGGGCGGGGTGTCTAATCTTTACCTGCAAAACATAGTCGAGGACACAACCCCACAGCTAGGCGGCAATCTCAGCGGCGGCGGCTACAGCATAACCAACGTCGGCTATGCCAGCATCACAGGCACCAATGCGGCAGGGGTAAGCCTTACCACGGTGGGTAATGTAGGAATCGGAACAAATAGTCCTGCTAACCCGCTACATGTATCAAGCATAAATTCTATACCGCTTAAGATTGAGAACACTACGGTTGGAGGGGCTGTGGGAATGTACTATACCACCGATGATTACTCTTGGCAGACTAAGGTTGGAGTTCCCGGAGATTTCCTTATTCAAAATATTACTGGTAGTGCCGTACCTTTGCAAATGACGAGGGAAACTTTAGGCGGTGCTATATATGGGAGTAGTGCTGGTATTACGATTAACAATAATGGTTCAGATATCGATTTCAAAGTAGAAGGAACAGGCGATACTGACCTAATTCATACCGATGCTGCTAATGATAGGGTAGGTATTGGAACAGCTAGTCCCACTACCACATTGGACGTAGCAGGCTCAGCAACCGTAAGAGAAAAAATATACCTTTCTGCTCTCGATACTGATTCATGGATAACAGCAACGACCAACGCGGCTGGTATTGTGACCGACTACACTTTCCGCGTTAACGGTACGAATAAATTATGGAGTAGTTTCTAATGGGAAAGACCCTATTGATAATCTCGGTTATGCTGATGACTGGTTGTGTGAGCCTACCAAAGGTAGAGCGCATGGTTGACGACAATGGCCGCTACTATAATCTCGAAACAGTTGAATATCGCGAGACCAAAGAGTGGGGCATAGTTACAACGTATGCGATGACACTTGCCCTGCTATGGATACAGCTTGAAAGATAACCCCAACACAAATTGACAACGAGCAACACTGGAAAGCAGGGAGCAACATGAGCGAGGGCATGACGGCAACATGGATCGAGTTGGAAGAGCGTGACGCAAAGGCGATCACTGACAGATTACAACGTGACGCAACCAACGGCGACATGGCGCACAACGCCCTAGCTGATGCGCTCATCTGGAATATCGAGCATAACATCGCGTCCTCCAAAATGATTTTTGCCGTGCCGGATACGATCATCAAAAAACTGAAGGCTGAAAATATGTGCGCGGACGGTATCACGATTCCATTGCCGGGCGGCAGGTCGATCACGGCAACGGGCACAGGCGGTGTGCTTTGCGTCTTATCTGTTGCCACGGTGTACGGGCTGATGAAAATCCATGGAGTGATTTAATGGACTACAAGATAGACAAGGTTTCCGTATTCTGGACAGCGGGCACAGCGCGTATGTCGAAGGCCATCATGTACCTTGAGGATTCCGCTATCAGCCACACGGGCATCGAGTTCCAATTTCCGCATGTGACCCTGCTTGTTGAGTCGCTGGATGAGGGCGTAGTTTGGACACCACGCGAGCATATCGACCGTGCTATGGAGGCAGGCAAAATCAACAGGTATCATACGGTGGAGCTCCACACGCTCCCGCCGCAGAGATCCAGCATGTACCGTCGCGCACTCCTAGAACACGGTGCCGGCTACGACTGGGGCCAGCTCCTGATCTACTCGGCATGGGTCAAGCTTTGGAAGCGGCGTGACTCAGACTTCCTGAAAAAGTTATCGGCCAAATCTAACCGCGTAACATGCAACGAGCTTGACGTTAAAATCTGCTACGGGCTATGCGCTGAATTTGCAGAGGCTGACTGGACGTGGACCCCGGAAGGCATATTTAAGCACTTAAACGACGGAATGGGCAGCAAGGAATATTTCGCATCCTCCACCAACACCCCCGCTACCTGACCTGACTATCCCGCTGGAGTTCATCTCTCTCCAGTAGGTCAGCAAGCAAGGCCCACGCTCCCCTAGCGTGGGCTTCTTGCTGTCGGGGTATACCTTGGCCTACCCCATACACGATAGGCCCGTGCAGAACCCACAAATGCTCTGGTTAAATAAATGAAGAAAGTTGTTTACACCGGATTCATGTGGAGCTATTCTCTCAATCAGATGAAAGCACAGCCCAAACCTATAGACCCTATCGAACAGAGATCAATCGGCATGAGAGCATCCGTCTGGGCTAGACTAGATGCACTGTCTGAACAGCGGTCTTGGATTAACAGCACATCCGAATTACTCAGACCTTTAATATTCAACATCCTCTCTACTGAAGAAGCTGAGCAGGATAAATTAAGCAACCCTGACGAGCTGGCATGACGGATACCATTATTTACGAAGGAGCTATCACTGATAAGACTCTTTCGGTAGACAGTGACCCCCATGCTGGCTTGCTGGGTAATGATGTGCAATCAACAAACAAGGAGGCTAAGGCATGAACATGACGGCAGACGTAATAGACATCAACGGCAAGAAGTACGTTCCAGCGGATAGCGTTCAGCCGACAAAGGCTGAAAGCGTGGATGGTATGGACTATGTGATTGTCCGTACATATTCAGCGGGCGTACATGCTGGGTATCTTAAATCTCGTTCTGGCAAAGAGGTAGTACTGGTTAATGCACGGCGGCTTTGGTTTTGGAAGGGCGCGGCTACGCTGTCGCAGTTGGCTATGGAGGGTGTGAAGAGTCCTAGCGATTGTAAGTTCCCTTGCGAGGTTAGCTCAATCACGCTGACGGAGGCTATCGAAGTGATTCCCGCAACAGCGGCGGCAAAGGCGAGTATTGACGGGGTGGCGATATGGAAAAAGTAGACATGCGGGGCAAAGCATCTGGCTATGGCTCTGGCGCTGGCTATGGCGATGGCTCTGGCTCTGGCTATGGCTCTGGCTCTGGCTATGGCTCTGGCTATGGCGCTGGCGATGGCTCTGGCGATGGCTCTGGCTATGGCTCTGGCTATGGCGATGGCTATGGCTATGGCTC